AATTGTAACGCTAGATATCCATTTGATACTTTTGAACAACATATGGAAGATGCAAGGAGGTGGTATAAAACATGACACATAAAGATATGTTTAAAGGCATAGGGTATAAATCATTAGATAAACAACATGGCGGGAAACACTATCGGTCTTTTAAGATACAGCCCGCAGAGTTTATAAATGAGAACAAATTGCTTTTTGCAGAAGGTAATGCTATAAAATATATTTGCAGGCATTCTGCAAAGGGAAAGGAAGAAGATATTAAGAAAGCGATACACTATTTAGAGATGATATTAGAGAGAGATTATAATGTGTAATACACCAGAGGATCTAAATCTAGAAGGTATTGATACAGTCGCGATAGATATTGAGACCTACGATCCTAATCTTAAAACTAAAGGATCTGGTGCGATACGTAAAGATGGTTTTATATGTGGTATAGCTGTTGCAACAGAAAATGATCTTGCATACTTTCCATTACGACACTCTGATACTGACATAGCCTTTGATAGAATAGATAAGATATGGCAGGTCTTGAACAATAAGATATTTCAAAACGAAAATATTACAAAAGTATTTCACAATGCAATGTACGATGTCTGTTGGATAAGAGCAGTAACAGGTATGATGATCAAAGGTAGAATTGTTGACACCATGATAGCTGCATCTGTTATTGATGAGAACAGGTTTAAATATTCACTCGATGCATTATCAAAAGATTATCTTAATGAAGAAAAATACAAATATGATCTACAACAAAAAACATTAGAATGGTCTGGTGGCACAGTTAAAGACCCAATGACTAACATGCATAAACTTCCTGCATCTATTGTAAAAGAATATGCAAAGCAAGATGTGAATCTAACTTACAAGTTATGGAAACTATTTGATAAAAAAATTGACGAAGTATTATACACTAAAGATGACGGAGAACAAAAAACTTGTAGACAGATATTTGAATTAGAAACAAAATTATTTTTATGTTTAGTTGACATGAAATTTAAAGGCGTTAGAATAGATCGGTCAAAAGCAGTCCTGTTTGGAAGACATCTCAAGAAACGTAGAGACCAGATAATAAAAGCGATAGAAAGCATCACAACGATAAAAGTTGATATCTGGGCTGCAGCATCAATAAAAAAATTATTAGATCATCTGTGTATAAAAGATTACAAAGTCACACCAAAATCTAAGATGCCTCAACTGCCGAAAGATTACTTACGAAAACACAGTAATAAATGTTTGCGTATGATCGCAAAGGCAAGAGAATATGACAAGGCGGTCAATACTTTTATAGATGGATTGTTGGAGTATGTGCATGAGGATAGGATACATGCAGATATAAATCAGATAAGATCAGATACAGGTGGTACAGTCACCGGCAGATTCAGTATGTCAAATCCTAATCTGCAACAGATACCTTCAAAAGGTTATATCGGTGGCAAGATGAGAGAGCTATTTATACCAGAGGAGGGCTGTAAATGGGGTAGTTTTGATTACTCACAACAGGAACCACGTATTGTGGTACATTATGCTATAAAACTAGGCCTACCAGGCACAGAGAGCCTTAAAGATGAATTTGATAGGGATGATGCCGATTTTCATCAGATAGTCGCTGACATGGCTAATATCTCCAGGAAACAGGCAAAAACAATCAACCTAGGTCTTTTTTATGGTATGGGGCGGATAAAATTACAGAGAGAGTTAGGTCTTGACCAGAGGCAAGCAAAAGAATTATTTATTGAATATCACAGCAGGGTGCCTTTTGTCAGACAACTATCACAGGAACTCATAACATTTGCAAAAGAAAATAAATTACTATTTACATTGCACGATAGATTTTGCAGGTTTGATAGATGGGAAACAACAAACAAAGAGTGGAACCCTGAGACCAATAGATTTAACGAGGTGCCATTATATACAAAAGAGCAAGCAATGGAAGCATTTAAGGCAGAGATGTTAGATAAGTACAAAGAGAACAAGATAGATCCAAACTACATGGACTACTTTGAAAGATACTATACACCTGCGTTTACCTACAAGGCTTTAAATAGATTGATACAGGGATCAGCCGCAGATATGACAAAGAAAGCTATGGTAGATCTACACGAGAAAGGTATAATACCACACATACAAATACACGATGAATTATGTATTTCTATTAATGGGGGTTACATGGCTAACATAGTTCAAAATGTAATGGAACAAGCTATACCTCTTGAGGTCAAGAATAAAGTTGACTATGAATCTGGACCAAACTGGGGTACAATAAAATGAGGTTGAACTATGGCATATTTAAACGCAAACATACCACCGACTTACGCACAGATAAGAAGAGAGTATCTTTATGATCTTAAAAAACATCATGGGGAAGTTGAAGACTGTATTATCTTTGGTATTAGCGCTCTTACAGGTCGCAGTATATTATGGCACGCTATTATGGAAAATGGTGCGATCTTCTATAGATTACCTATTACAGCGTTTATTCAAAGAGGATTTGAACCCAAAGATGTACCCACACGAAGACTTGATGAACTTCAGCTCTGGAATTGTTTTTCTTACTATCCTGCTGTTACTTCTTGGGATATCTTAGAATCACAAGCTGGTAGATACATAGGTAAAGATAAGAAATGGCACCCAGGCAAATACTTATTTACTATTGACTTTGCACATCCTGAAGCTAATATACTCGACACTGATCATTCAGAGATCCCGCACGAGCACAAGTGCGCTCACATAATTGCCTTAGATGATGGTAATTTTGCAGCACAACCAAACAATAGATGTATATGGGACATACCTTCTTTCACTGTGAAAGATAATATTCCTGATTGGAAAGTGCAGACAAATGAATGGAATGTAGAAGATAGTAGAGCATGGCGGACAGAGGATACCGACAGGTTCTTTTATGAAATAGAGGAGAAAAAAAATGATTAAAAAATTATGGCAAAAAATTAAAGCTTTATTCACACCAAAAAAACAATAATGGATTTAGCAGCATTACTTAAAAAAAATTTTGTATTAGTTCCGGTCGTGGCTTCGGTCTTGGTCGGAACTTTTACTGGTGTTAAGTATGTTGTAAATCTAACAGATACAATTAACGAAAATAAAGCAGAGATAGAAAAGCTACAAACCATGAGCATAGAAAATATTAACAGAGATATGTCTGTGCTAACTGATAATGTAAATACTATCATTGCAAAGTTAGAGCGAGCTGAAGGCACATGGGAGATGGCTGAAAATTTATATGAAGTCTTAGCAGATAAAGTTAGACAGATGGAGTATGATATAAAAGATTTAAACAGAGAAATAAACTATTAGGATGAACTATGGAGACTGCCAGGATGAACTATTATTTTACAGGTATTCTTGTCTTAATGTTAACAGCTCTAGCTTTTTGTGCAACTCCAGCATATCCTAGAAACGAATATCTTAACGATGGTAATGCTAGATGTGGTGAGGTAGATTTGTCTGTATCCAATCGTGATTACGATTATGATAATTATGATAATAGTTGGAACGAAAGCAACTCTCAAGAATTAAGACTTACATTTAGAAAATATTTAGGCACAGATTGTAAAACATCAAAAGAAAATGCACAATTGAAACAACAACTTGAGTTGATGAAAATGTGTAACAAAGTAAATAGAAACCCAAGTCTTGCACAAAACAAAAACTTTGCATTGTTAGTGTCAAAATGCAGAGGGGTAGTTCCAGAAGTAGATGAAATAAAAACTATGCCTACAGGCAGTCTTTGGGATGAATTAAAAGAAGACTATATTAAAGAAAATCCACAGTCAAAAACCATGGATAACAATCCTACATTGAAAATTCCATCAAAAGATTATATACTACCTCTACCAAAACCTGAAACAAATGAGTAAAAAACCGTTAAACATATCTGAAGAAGCAGCAGTGCAGATGCCGATGAAGACGGTTGCCTCGTTGATAGCAATGGTTGCAATCGGCACATGGGCTTATTTTGGTTTACATGAAACTCTAAATCAACACTCAACAAAAATAGAGTTGATGCAAAAAGATCTGTCAGAGAATACAGAGTTTAGAATAAAATGGCCTCGGGGCCAACTTGGAGCGCTTCCTGCAGATAGCGAACAATTTATGATGATCGAAGATCTTTATAAGACCACGGATAAACTAAATAAACACATTGAAAACATGGCGTTGAACAAAGTAAATATAGAATTTTTACGAGGACAAATGGATAAAGTTCTTACAGATATTGAAAGATTAAAAGATCAAAACAGAGAATTTAAATACACAAACGGCGGTAATAAATGATAGAGACTGTGGTAGCTTTACTTATGTTTTGGGATGGAGAGATCAAGGAACATCGTATTCAAGAAAGCATGGCCGCGTGTCTTCGCGCCCGACGTGTAGCTGAGAGAGACTTCAATCCTAACGTGTCTTACAAGTGCATACGTAGTGAGGCAGAAACAGAGATATATCTAGGTGAAAAATCAATTAAGAAACTCCACCTCAAATAATGTTTGAAATTAATAAACTAAATTTTAATAAAGTTTATGAGGGTGTTTATGTAATGAATTCTTTTTATAAAGACCCTCATTTAATTTTAGATCTATTTAATAAAGTATCTCCATCACCATTTAAATGGAGTTTAAATTCAAAAAATTTAATAAATTTTTCAGATTTAAGACATGTATTTAGACATCCTGATTTTTTACAAGTTACTCAAAATCTTAAAGAATATTTTAAAATAGACTCAGCAAAAACACATCACGATGTGGTTCAAACTAATATTTTTAAAATGAATTGTAAATCATTTAATGACTATCAAAATAATTATTGGATGCCACATGATGATGATATAGATGGATTAAAGTATACTTTTATAATCTATTTAAATAAAAAAGGATGTGATGGCACTAACTTTTACGATACCGATAATTTTGATTATCACAAAGATAGCGAGCACGCAAAACCATGGGTAGATAAAAAAAATTTTAAACTATTGTATAATGTTAAATCACAATTCAACATGTGTGTGGCATTTAAGACAAATTTACTTCATGGAATGGCTATAAACTCAGATGAATTTTTTAATGATTTTAGAATTAATCAAGTAACTTTTTTATGAGAAAACTTAATAAAAAAAGCAACCCAATAGCAAAGCAACTTAGACATTTTAAAAAAAAAGTGATAAAAAACAAGAAAGCTTATGACAGGAAAAAATTTCAAAATAACAGCAGAGATAGTTAATGGTATCTGTCCGACATGTGAGGAGTACACACCTTTGGTTGGAATAACCAAACAGTTTTTTAGATGTTTAACATGTGGCTCTGATTTAGAACAAAAAGTAAATGGTGTCATAAGTTATATACCACATCTACATAAACACACTCTTAAATCAAAAATAGATCAATACTTCGATGGCTAAACGTAAATTTATACACTTTGTACCAAGACCAAAACCAAAGAAACGTCCGAGACGTCACAAAAAAAGTCTTAATAAAAGCGAAAAAAGATCGTATAAAAAATACAACCGACAGGGGCGTTGACAAGTTTTAGGGAATATCCTATATTAAACGTATGAAAGTAGAGCAATTAATAAAAAGTACAATGCAAAGACAATATGTTTTTGTTACGGGTAAGATAGAGATACCTACTAAATATTTTATTGATGAGATTGAAAAAGGTATCAAAGCAGATAATGCTGAAAATTTTAAAACAAATCTAGTAAGTGAGATGACAGAGTATCATTACTTTAATCAAAATAAAACTTTTGTTAAATCGATGTTACCTATATTTGATTATGTTGAAGAGCACAATTTAAATGAAGGTAAAACTTATTTTTTACATTCATCTTGGGGTTTTAAACAAAGCTTTAGCCATTATTCAATAAAACATAATCATGCCCCAGCGCTTTTATCTGGAGCAATAGCTTTAAACGAACATGAACAAACTTTATATTTTCCAGAAATAGGAAAAGAATTAAAATGTGAACCGGGTAATTTTGCTTTGTTTTCTGGATTTATAAAACACCACAATAAGAGAAATATATCTGATAGTGTAAGATATGGTTTAAGTTTTAATCTTATGCTTGAATAAAATTATGAAAGAAAAAACAATAACGTTAAAAGTAAATGGTGCAGCACAGGGACAATGGTCCCATCTATTGTTAGAGTTAAATCTAATGAAGAAAGCATGGAAGTCTTATGGTGTAGATATAAAAATGTCTGCATCTGGACTTAAAAATGTTTTAAACTTTGGAACAAGAGTAAGCGATGGATCTGATACTTCTAAACGACGGTCTTTATAGTCTAGTATCCGTCACGAAAGAGATGATGGCTGGTGTCGAGCTTCTTGCTGACGCTGATTGCTTTGATCTCTGTGATGTACTACGATTACATCTGACCACGTATCACGAACCATGGAACGTGCATGTAATGGAGGACAAAAGTGGAATTCTTTTTGGCTGTATTTGTAAGTAGTTTATTATTCTTACCAGCAATAATATTGTTGTGGATGTGGAATAAAGAAACACCTACCCTAAAGAGAGAGTTAATAAAAGGGTAGGTAATGGTGAGAAGATATCTCGCCATAACACAATTTAGCCATATTGTCAAATAGTGGGGACTGGTGTGCAGGTAAACTTAATATACATGCCATATTTATTAATGTCCTCTCGACCCACCTCTTCTAATTTTCTTTGTGATTCTTCATAACCAAAATGTAGGCAATCGTATTTACTTCTAAATGTTTCAGGCCACTCGTATGGAGGCATGCATTCACCTGCAATACTAGAACAAATAATTAAACTCATTAATATTTTCATTGACAATCCTATAATATCACCTATATATGGTTAATAAATATGAAAGGAAACACGCATGACAGACATGAATAAATATAAAAATGTTTCACTAACAAAAGAAACATACGCTACTTTAGATAAGTTATCAAAGGTATTATTGCCCGATGCAAAATTATCTATAGCAAAAACAATCGAATCGATTGCAAACGAGAAAGCAAAGAAATTAAATGGTAAAATTAAAAAAAGCTAGAGTGACATTACACATATGTCCTACTTGCAAAGGTAATGGGTATTTAAAAGTAGCAACAGAGTTTGGTGAGACAGTGCATCAGTGCTGGGACTGTGACTCGGAAGGAGAGTTTTATGAGACAATTGATGCTAACTATGTTGGTGACTATGGTCCTAACAACAAGCTGCACTAGAGATTTAAAGTTTGACGGCTTTGATCCTGCAACAACAACTTTGAGATGGATAATGACACATGATGCTAAAAAAAATTAAATATAGAAAAGGACGAGCTCCAAGTGACCAAAAATGCTTCGCGCTAAACACCTCTGGAGGTTACATATCGGGATTCGTAAAACATACCCCGAGTATTCGAGCCTTTGGCGACCCGTTAGTACGTGCACGGAAAGCGGGCGTTTGATGAAAATAAATAAAATCATAGATCCAAAAAATTCAGAGACTGTTGGCAAAAGCATTGCTAATCTTGGTAATCACGTGTTGATAATATGTTTTGTGATGACACTAATTTGGATAGTGTGGATGAGTTACAAATGATTCCAGAAACTGACAGAGCATATATCGCAGGACTCTTTGATGGTGAGGGTAGTATTTATTACAAGAAAGTAAAAGAGAAGAAAAAGAAACACAAGGGTAAACCAGGTTACAGATATGCCAACGCATGGCGTATCAGCATGGAGATAACCATGACGGATAAATCTGTGATAATGTGGGTGCACGAGGTATTGGGATGCGGGACTTTCAACCACAAGCCACGCAAGGGTCTACGAAAAGATGGCACACCATTCTTAAAACAATACAAATGGCGATGCACATTCAGAGATGCATATTATGTATGCACATTGATCTGGCCATGGGCGCACACAAAGCTACCAAAGATCATGAAAATTATTGAACATTACAGTGGTAGTGGTAAAATCATGAATGGAAAGATTATTAATTTACAACAATACAAAGAGGCGATGAGTTTAGAATGATGTTTAGATTTTATCTGTGGGTTATGGGTTGGTCTGGTAAAATAAATACCTGGGCATGGCAGAAGCAGGCCTCTATCCTAAAAAAGAAACAGAGATTGGAGCACGAAAAGATGGTTAGAAACAGAGAGAACTTTGAATATCTTGAGGAGTTAAAAAGAAAATTATGAAACCAGACGAAAGATTATCGTGGAAAGTTTTAGAAAGTCATTACTACTGGTGTCTAGAGAATGGTAGAGACATATCTTGGTATGATAAAATAAAAAGGAGGAAACATGACTAACGATCAGATACAAGTACAAACATGTAATTGGGGACCTTGTGTTATAAAAATAAAAATAAGAGACGATTTTAAACAACTTCTGTTAGACGAGGGTAAAAAAAGCTCTGACAATATGGCCCCTCATTTAGCAGGTATTTTAAATAAAGAGGTAGGTTACAGTAAAAAATCTATAGACTTAACTTTACCAATTTTAGCAAAATATATTGGTGTGTATGATCAAGCATATCAAAGGTATACTAATAAACCATACGAGAAAATGCCAGAGTATGTGTTATCATCACTATGGATAAACTATCAAAAACAGTATGATTATAATCCACCACACGATCACGATGGTAAATTATCTTTTGTGATCTATCTGCAGATACCTGATAAACTAAAAGAAGAGAATAAAAAATATGTTGGTAGGTCTTGTGGACCCGGAGGAATACAATTTCTCTTTGGCAATGGACCAAGAGATTGTATATCCTATCAAAGTTTTTTTCCAGAAGAAGGAGATATGTTTATCTTTCCTGCATGGTTAAAACATTATGTTGCACCATATAGATCTAAATGCACAAGGATATCTGTTAGTGGTAATTTTCACGATTCAGCACCATTGAATAATTTAAAAACATTTGCTCCTCAATATGCTAAAGTTGAAAAATTTAAATCATGACAGTTGTAAATCTTTTTCCGACAACAATCTATGAGACCTATTATAAGGATGATCTGACACCATACATTAACAAGTGCATGAGATTGAGAGACAATGTAAAAGTAGGTGGAGGCGAGTGGATAAATAAACCATACAATACAGCCGGCACTTATGATCTGTTTAAAGATAGATTTTTTAAAAAACTTCTGGATTTTTTTAACGAGCACGTGATGATATATACCGAAACAATCGGACTAAAAAAGGTTGATATAAAACAGGCCCATGCCTGGTTTAATGTGTATAATAAGAATGACTCACAAGAGTATCACAATCATAACTTTAATGTTGTTAGTGGTATCTTCTATCTAAAAAGTGATAACAAAGATTCTAATACTGTATTTAAATCACCGATAAATGATCTACCCTCTGACGCTGAGTTTGATGAGAATAATATCTATACCTGGAAAGTATATAAAAGCTACCCTATCCAAGGTAAATTGTTATTATTTCGCTCAAACCTTGATCACTGTGTCGAACGACAAATGGTAGATTCTAATAGGATAACGATAGCGGTAAATTATAAATGACACCAGAACAAGCACTAGGTATGTTATTTGTAGGAGTTGTTGCTCTATCGATTGGGGCTGGTGTAACTTTTTTAATATTAAGAAAGGTTTATCGAGATATACGTAAATCTAAAAAAAGGTTTGATGACTTAGAATGATGAGTGACGAAGATATAAAAGAATACCACAACATTGGTCGGGCGATCAAGAAGAGTGAGAAGTATACCTATGTCGATGCATCACGGATCGAGGACCACGGAACACGGCTCTATGATGTAAATGGTACTAGACTTCCTAGTGTGACTACGATATTAGGCAAAACCAAAAATCAACAATTCATAAAAGATTGGAAGGCCAAAGTTGGAGAAGCAGAAGCAGAGCGAATCAAAAACCTATCTAGTAATCGGGGGACAGCTATGCACAAATTCCTGGAGCACCATGTGCTCGGAACTGGGTACGATGATCTTACAGCGATCGGACAAGAGGCGAAAGCCATGGCCAATAAAATTATCGAGGTGGGTCTCACACCGGTTGAAGAGTGGTACGGTTCAGAGGTCACTCTGTATTATCCTGGGCTTTACGCTGGGTCTACTGATCTAGTTTGTTTACACAATAACAAAGAGACTGTGGTTGACTTTAAACAATCAAACAGACCAAAGAAAGAAGAGTGGATTGATGATTACAAACTGCAGATAGCAGCATACGCCATGGCACATGATTATGTGCATGGATCTAACATCGAGCAGGGTGTGATAATGGTATGTACACCTGACCTATATTACCAAGAGTTCAAGGTTTCTGGGGCTGATTTAAGGTCTTGGAAACACAAATTTTTAAAAAGATTAGACATGTATCATGAACTAATTTATGATGAAAAAGAGAAAGCAAAAGTAAATCTAAACCCGGAGGATTTTTTTAATGGTGCATAGTATGAGAGATGATTTGATGGTGCAGCAACAGGTAGAGAATGAGTGGCAGCACATGGTGAGTGTCATCTGTCTCAATCAGACTGGTAGAAAGAAAGTCAAGAAAGTCTTGCCAGGATTCTTTGAAAAGTTTCCCAACGCATGGAAGTTATTATTATCAGACAAGGATACGATAGCAGAGATGTTAAAAGATCTAGGCATGAAGAATGTCAGAGCAAACAGGATCTGGAGAATGTCCTGTGATTTTATTAATTGGAATGGCGATGATGCAACAGAATTATTTGGTATTGGCAAGTATGGTAGCGACAGCTACGAGATATTTTATAAAAATAAAATACCAGATAATATACAGGACAAAGAACTAAAAAGATATGTAAGAGAGGAGATGGAGGATATTAAATATTATGGAGCGTAAATCATGGATGTTATACATAGAGCGTGAGATATCAGGATACTACTATGACGGTGAAAAGTCATGGATACTATACAAGGACGAAGATGGTAACGAAACAATGGAGGAGGACAACGATGAATAATCAAATTAGAATGGTTCTAATAAAGAGATACGAGGCAGAGATCGAGGACGCGAAGTACAAGATCAAATGCTATAGCGATCAAGAACTTATCATACCTGAGCATCCAGATATAACTGGTGAGGTCGATAAGTTGTTAGCTAAGATATCTTCTGCCGAAGACAAGATGGCAGTAATGGAGCTACATTATGGCAAGAATAAGGCAAAAGAAATCTTATAATTCGACACCTGGGGTATCGAATGGGTATCGATTGGGTGTCGCAAAGGTGTCGCAAATTCAGAGTAACATGGATTTGTTCACTGTTTGGACCAAAAAATTCGACACTTGCGATACCCTTGCGATACCCTTGCGAGGGGGGGGGTGTCGAAAAATAAGTGTTGAATACCAACGCTTATAGGTTGATTTTGGCATTTGCGATACCTTTTCACTTTTTTTTATTTTTTAGCGCAAGAAAAAAAATTTTGTCCATTTAGGTGTCGAAAATTAAATTGTGTCAAGAATGTGGCAGCTGGACTGATTAAGGCACATGTGATAATAAAATTTTATGCCCAAGAAAAGAAGAAAAAGTATCGTTACAATTAGCACTCCCGATTTACCTTATCCGAAAGTCAGAGTGGAGTGGGTGGATTGCACCAGTGACTCTGGCTGGGCTACTGACAAAGAGTTTAACAAAATGAGATTAGCAAAACCTGTTAATGAAGGTTGGCTGTATTCAAAAGACAAAGAGTCTGTAAAATTATTTGCCTCGTATGATAAAGATGAAGATGGTTATGTGTTCGGCGATAGAACTATGATTCCTCGGGCTTGGGTAAAGAAGATTCAGAAGTTGTAGATGGAGTCACATCGATTATCTGCGCGTAGTCGTCTAATATCTGTTTCATCTTTGCTTCTAATTCTTGTTCTGATAGGTCCTCTAACTTTCCTGTTTTTATTATCTTCCTATCTATGTATAGTCCTGCTGCTTTTCCTCTGTTTGCTTCCGCATTCACTGCTGAAGAGAATGATCCTTTTTTTAAAGCGGCCTCACGCAGTCTCGCAAGTTCCGCAACGTGACCCTCGTAAGTGACCTCATGTTTACGCAGTCTCTCTTCCTTCAACTCACCAATATGTTTTACAACAAGCGGTGATAGCTTTGGATTCGTAAGTTCAGATCCTTCCTGTCTTGCACGCTTTGGTGAATATCCTGCAGCCAGGGCTGCCTCTGTTTTAGTCATAGGTCCATCAGGTCCGCCAAATACTAGGAACTCTGCGAACCTTTGCTGCATTTCTGTTAATCTCTTTGGTACTCCCATGATTGACTTTTTAAGGTAACTATCCTATAAAGTCAATAATGTTTGTTAAACATCTACAGGAATACTTAGACCAATTTACTGACGGCAAAAAGGGTAATGCCATATCCAATGCTAGAATCTACATAGATGTCAATGGTCATCTAGAAGAGATAAAAAGAATTGAAGTGCAAGAGTCAAATATAATTGGACATAGTATGATCCGTGTTGTATTAAAACATACGAAACAAAAGTTAATTATCGCTCCTAAGACACCCGATTAGAAAGCCCTAGTTACCTTGAAACCCGAGCGAAAATTATATGCAAAAATTAAAAAATCTATACCTGAAATCTCATGGATTAGGCTTGAAAACTCTAGCTTACACGGTACTCCCGATCTACTGGGTTGCACTGTTAATGGCCACTTTTTTACAGTAGAGTTGAAAGTCACAAGAGGTAACAAGGTGCGCTTCAGTCCGCACCAGATTGCCTTTCATATTAAACATCCACACAATACTTTTATCTGCATTGAGCACCTCGGTTCAGGGTGCTTGAAACTTTTCCGTGGTTCAAGAATCAAGGAGCTTGTTGCTTGTGGCTTCAAGCTTGACGCTTGCTGCTTGGGGCTTGATGCTTGTCGCTTGATGCTTCAGGAGCTTGGGGCTTGACGCTTGAAGCTTGGGGCTCTGCAACCCGCCCACGCGTTGAGTTAGCGGTAGAGTCCTCCCGAGCTTGAAGCTTGAGGCCCGGACCAGTCGCACGCTC